ATGACCCTAAATAGTGCCGGAATGACCCAGACAATGGAAACGGAAAACCTTGATCAAACCCAAGCGGCGCCCCTGGCTGACGTCGAACTGCCTGAAGTCTGGGCCGCACGCAACGGCGTAACGCCTGATATGGCCCGCAATTGGGTCAAAAAGGCCGTTCTCCCGTCAGTCAAGGTCGGCAAGCGTCGCATGGTCAATTGCGTGCTGTGGCGTCAGCACCTTGCTGAATTGGAGTGGGTATCGTGAACGATCAACTGAAAGCATTCCTGTCTGTTCTGCTTACTTCCCTCGTCGATCTGCGTAAATTCGGCTTTGGGGACGGTCACTCTTATTCCTATGTGCTTGGCATGTTGAGGGCTGCTGAGGTCAGCGGCGTTCTGACGTATGAGCAAGCAAGTTTGTTGCGTGACATTCTCGGTAACGCTGCAAACCATGCGCGACATCCGTTCCCGTGCGAGGAAAATGCAGGCCCTTGCATGCCTATCGTCGTTTGGTGGGATCGTCACAAAACCGCTCTAGAGGTCAAAGCACGCCTAGCAAAGCCCCAAGCGCAGGACTCGGCCAATGAAAAGCCTGAGCCAGTACCTGCGCCAACCTCACGCCCTGAGCTGCGACTGCTCTGTCTGCTGGACGAAACGGGAAGTCCCGATAGTGCAAAGCCTGTGGCAACTATGCAGCCAATGCCACCCCGGTCACGTCTCCACGGTCAATGGCCGTCTGAATGTCGTGCCCCCCTCGTACTGCGCGACACACAAGCCCGGCGCCCGTCCGCCTCGGTATTGGTACGTTGTGAGCAACATCGGCAAGCCAACGCCTTTCGTCCCGCTGCGCGAACCATTTGAGCAAGGTGAATTGTTATGACCATCCCAGCCCGTAAAGACATCAGCGATATTGAAGACAAAGAGCGCCGCTTCCACGTCATGGCGCCCGCCTCTGTCGTCGTCGCGCTGCAAGCTGAAGCTGTTAGCCGCTGTGTCGATGCCTGGCGCCTGGGTGGTGCTGTGATCCAAAGCTGGTTGGAGGCTGGTTGCCCTGACCAGATCGAACGCCGTAAAGAGGTCGGACAATGATCGTCCTGGCCGCAGTGGTGCTTCTGGCGAAGCGCGCCATGGGCCTGCGGCTTGCTAACTGGCTGGCCCATGGCGCGCTCGCCCAACTGCGGCCAGGACTTTGCTTTTTCGCCCTCGCCAACGCCGCCGGTTTTGAACAGGTCAAGGGCCGCGCTCCCGGCTCGTCGGAACACGCTTCACCGTTCCGGCGAACGGAAGCACGGGCGAAGCGTACCCTTGAACGCCCGCCCGACCAAGCAAGCCTCGGCTGGGGAGTTGGGGCAGCTTTTCCGCCCCAGCTCCCGAGCCCTCGGCGGCGAGAGCGGGATGACAAGGGCAGCGCCCTTGGTGTTGCAAGAGGGATCGTTACCCGAAGGGCCAAGACAAACACGCTTCACCGTTTGGCTTGGTGAGCGTAGCGAGTAGAGCCCGGCCCGAAGGGCTTGCCCGATAAGTTGTAAAAGTAAGACCGAAGTAAACAAGTCTGCGAAAGCGAACAAGGCCAATTAAGGGTCATGAGCCTCTGCACGCCGAAAAACGCTAAAGCAGACAACTAACGCGCAACTAAGCGCACAACTGTAAGAGGTAATAACCATGTCTTTCGCTATTCCGGCTGCAACTTCTATTACTTCCCTGTTCGTCACTAAAACGGACTACTATACAAAAAAAGATACCGGCGAAGTTATGGCGACTGTTCAAGCACTGTCGCCAATTCCTGCCGGTGCTCAAGGCAACGCTAAGGGCTATGAGGTCACTGAGTACCGCGCTGACGCCTCGGTTCTCGATCAGGTCGATCTGACCCAGGGCCCCGTATCGGTCAAATTCGAAAGCCAGATTCGCCCCGTTACCGACCGCTTTGGCCGCACCACAAATACCCAGGTTCTGACCAAAGTTATCGTTGACCAGCAGCAGCGCCAAGCGGCTCCGCAGGGCGGTAAGCCTGCATCGCAGCCGTCTGACGCCGCCAAGGCCTGACAGGAGGGCGCCGCCGTGCTGATCGTTGATCGCGTGCTGTGCGACTGCTGCGGGCGGGCTATGGGCCAGCTCTACAACCAGCCTGCACCCCAGTCCGACCTGTTGCCTGATCTTAACAAGGCGCCCGACCTCGTGATTTGCCCCGACTGCATCGCCATGGCCGAGGTCATCCGTGACCCCAGCTTGGCCGAGTAAGGGGGCGCCATGAATTTCATTGTGTGCGACGGCGTATGGGAGAGCGCAGGCCAGACCCCGGTTTGTGTCGGCACCCTCTCCACCGTCGCGCTCAGTGAGATAAGCCCGACCGGGCTAACTGCTGAAGAACATGCAGAAATACGGGAACAAGCCCTGATTTTGTTCGCAATAGTCTTCGGCGCTCTCGTGCTGAAAAAGGCACTCAACTTGTAGGAGATACACCTATGCAACAACTGAAAACCCTGGCCCGCTCGTTCGGTGCCGTCGGCGCTGTTGGCCTGCTGGCCGTACAGCAAGCCCATGCCGCTCTGCCTGCTGGCGTCACCACTGCCCTTACTGATGCGCAGGTCGATGGCGTCGAGATCGCGGGTATCGTGCTTGGCGTGATTATCGCTATCGCGGCCTTCAAGTATCTGCGTCGCGCGCTGTAAGGCCGGCTGTTCCAAAACCAGCCCGGTAACTCGTTATCGGGCTTTTTCACATAAGGGCTTTCCCATGGACGCCAATATGTTGACCACTATCATTATTGTTATGGCGTTCTGGGCTTTATTTTTTGGGCGGGTTTGAGATGAAGACTTTTAAACTCCGGTCTGCCCTGGCTTTTTTATTGCTTTCTTTGCTCTGCTCTCAGGCAGTTAGAGCTGAAGGTTATTATTGGTTCTTGCAGGGTGATCCGGATACGCGCGCTTATTATCCTGAGTCGCTCTGTCTGTATATGCAACAAAAGTATCACCCTGGCTCCGATGTTTATTGGCGGCTTAGAAATGACCCTGCAAACCCTGAAACACAGAAATTTTGCGATGCTTATACTACTTATGCCACTGTTGCTGTTTGGCAAATAGCGCGCGATGTATGCCCTTCTGGCCACACTGTAAACAAGACTACCGGTCAATGTGAGGTTCCTCCTGAATGCCCGATTGGTGATTTGTTTCCTGCAAAAGGGTCTAATGGTCCCGTTATTAATTCTGCCGGTCGAAACTATGTTTTGGACGGTGGCCCGCCATCCATCTGCTATAACCAATGCACATATAACGGAGGCGATTACACCCCAGCATCTAGCTGCTATTTTGTAAACGGCTCAACAGATACTGGTTTTTGTAACTATGTCCTAAAGTCCACCGGTGGAAGTTGCGGCGCTGACAGTTACGAGTTTGCCCAGTCCGGCGACTCGTTGAACCCACCCCAGACTCCCGATGTACCACCATCCGATCCCGACGATCCCGGCTGCCCGTCTGGCTGGGCCTGGTCTGGCACCACGTGCGTTAAAACCGATGGCGGCGATACTGGCGGCGGTGATACTGGCGGTGGTGATACTGGCGGTGGCGATACCGGTGGTGGCGGTGATACTGGCGGTGGCGATACCGGTGGTGGCGGTGATACTGGCGGTGGCGATACCGGTGGTGGCGGTGATACTGGCGGTGGCGATACCGGTGGTGGCGGTGATACTGGCGGTGGCGATACCGGTGGTGGCGATGGTGGCGATGGTGAAGGCCAGTGCGATCCGTCTACTGATCCTAACAAATGTGGCCAGTCCAGCGTTGGCGGTGAGTCCTGCAATGTTGACCTGGTCTGCGAGGGCGACGCTATTCAGTGCGCTATTCTGCGCAAAAATAAAGAGCAGGTTTGCCAGTGGACGTATGACGCCAACGTAAAACAGCAGATTGCTGACGAACTTTCCGGTGAGGCTTACCAACTTCAGGAAACTAATATTCCTGTGAGCGGTTTCTTTACTGAGGCTTTGAATAAAGGTCGTTGGCTTCCGCAAACTTGCCCAGCGCCTCAAACTATCAATGTCATGGGTAATACATATTCGTTTAGCTGGGAGCCGCTTTGTCGGTTTGCCACTGCAATGGGGCCTATTATCGTTGCCTTGGCTTCGATCTTTTTCGCTGTTTACATTGGCCGTGCTTTGAAGGGGTCTTAATATGCCGATACTTCCGATTATTGCCACTTTCTTGGGTTCTATTGTTTCTGGCCTTGTATTTCGAGCGCTTGCCTCGCTCGGTTTTGCCTATGTCAGTTATGTGGGCATTGGGCATCTGATAGATCAGGTCGATGGTTACGTCAAAACATTGTTTGGCGCCGTTCCGCCTCAAGCTGCCGCTATTCTTGGTATGGCTAAGCTCGATGTGGCAATCAATATTATCTTGGCCGCTGTCATTGCTCGTCTGCTTTTGGCTGGCATGGATAAAGTCACGGGCACCATCACAGGCCTTGCTCTGCTTAATAAGGTGGGCGGTTAAATGTTCGTTCTACGCACTGGTTTGCAAGGTAACGGCAAGACTTTAAACACGATTAAAGAAGTAGATTTAAAAGCGGCTAAAGAAGGTCGCCCGGTCTACTACCATAACATTCGCGGCTTCGATCCTAATGCCGAAGTCCTTGAAGCCGTCTGGCAAGAATTCGACGATCCTCTTAAATGGTACGAACTGCCACAGAACGCCATTATTGTTATCGATGAGGCTCAGACCTTTTTTCGAGTTCGTCCTGTCGGCTCTACTGTTCCGCCTTATGCCAGCGCCCTGGAAACAATGCGCCATCGAGGGCACGAGTTACATTGCATAACTCAAAACCCTGGTCTACTCGACACGCACTTTCGCAAGCTCTGCAACTCGCATATCCACTACGTTCGAGGCCATAAAGGTAAGGTTATCAAGCGCTGGCAATTCGAGCGCGTAAACATGGACGTTGAAAAAAAGAACGATTTCAGCGACGGCCAAGCCACCCGCGTTTTACTCGATAAAAAATATTTCGGTGTCTATCAGTCCGTTGCTGAAGGCTCAGAACATCACATGAAGTTCAAGCCGCCTCGGGCGCTATTCGTTTTTATCATCTGCTTAATAGGCGTTTCATATTTTGGTTATGGCATTTATGAGCGTCGCATTGCTACCAGCAACCCGGAGCCTGACCCCATTTCTCAGACTGAGGCTTTTCAATCGAACACTGTACCGGCTCAACAAACATTACAATCAACGCGCCCGCCCCTGAGCGAATCCGATTACCTCGCGCTCAGAACTCCCAGGATTCCAGATGTACCTAGCTCCGCGCCTATCTATGACGAAGTTACTCGCGCTGTGACCTACCCGAAGTTGTCCTGTATGTATACCGCCGATACCGACCTGATCCAGCGTAACCATAAACGTTTTGTCGTTGGCTTCCGTGAGGGCCGTTTGTACGGCTGTCGCTGCAATACTCAGCAAGGCACCCGAGCGGTCGTTTCCTTTGACGGTTGCATGGCTTACGTGAACGAAGGTGCTTTCGATCCGGCCAAACCTGATCCGCTACCTAACAACGAGCTTTTGCCTCCGGCAGAACAGCAAGCTGTAACAACTTCACCCGTCACCCCGCAAGTCCCCAAAAATGCGCCTGGTCATTCAGCCTGGCCTTCCGTGGCTGGTTATGAGGGTTCGTTGTGAATGTGCACACGTCTACGCCATGCGCGGCGGCGCGGTTGCGCGTGAGGCACGAGCGCGCGTGTGCGCCGTCGCGCGGGCGCTGACGTCCCTGTAGCACGTCAATAAAAGAACAGTGAAAACGGTCAATAACGGGTCAGTAAGGTTATTTCATGTCTAAGTCAAAAGATCAGATTCGGGTTTTGTTTGGTGTTGACGGTCAAGTCGAGGAAAGTCCCAAGGGTCGCCACTTCTTTGACCAGCATCTTGCCAAGTTCACCGACCTGTCAGGCGTTCGCCTGCTCCGCTGCGGTGTCGATACCGTCCGCCAGCTCTATGCTGGCCTTTTGCGTCCTGACTTCCTGTCGCTGTTCGGTGACAAGCCCGGCATGGTCGATTTTGCGGGCTACCGCTTCCACGCGTCCCGCGTTGGTCGAGATTCCGGCTACCAGTTCAAGCTTCAGAATGCTGACCTGGGGCTGATCCTGCTGATCAAGAATTTTAACTGCAAGGTCGATGTGATCGGCCCTCATCTAAAGATCGAAGTATCGCCCCATGCCATTGACGCCCATGAGCCTGACCGCCTCCAGTCCGTTATGGATCGTCTTGCCAGCGAATGCATGACAGCCGTCGAGCCAAAGCAATGCGCCGTGCACCTTGCGCTTGATTTTCAGGGCTGGACGCCTCCAGACGACATAACTGCCCGCCTTCACTGCAAAGCCACTGCCCAGCGCCGTTTTGACGGCATCAGCAGTTTTGAGTGGGCAGACAAGTCGGCCACCTATGGCCGTGGTCAGTCATACATGTTCGGCTCTGCCGGTGCCTGCCAGCTCGGTATCTACAACAAAACGCTTCAGGCCAAGTCCATCGATAAACTCGACTGGTGGGAAACGGTATGGCGTCGCCGTGACAATCCGTTTGATGCCGACGATGCTGGCAACTATGACCCTGAACAGCCGGTTTGGCGCTGTGAGCTTCGCTATCATCATTCCGTGGTCAACCAATTCGCTGCCGGAAGCTGCTCGGTCGAGTCTGGCCAGTTCATTGAAACGCGCACCTTCGCTGAGTTCGCTCCGCACCTCGATGGCCTTTGGCGCTACGGCCTGACGAATTTTCGTCTGCTGGCTCGCCCTGGTTTGCTCGATGCGTTCTGGCAGTTGATTCGTGACGATGTTCGTGTGCAAACGGGTGTCACTTCCCTTGTCGATAAGACCGAGTACAGGCGTAAATACAAGACGGCTACGGGTTTCAGCGGAAAGAACATTGACCTAATGGTCGGCAACGCCATTTCGCTGTTTGCACGGCAAGGGGTCGATCCAAAAAAGGCTTATAAGGCGCTCAAAACCCTGCCCTTTTGGCCGCTGATTCGCACCTACTACCGTGACAAGGGAATGACTGGGCAGGACATCCGCGCCATGGTTGGTGAACGCCTGGAGGAACGGGTTATCAGGTGGGGGCGTGCCGTCTAATGGCTATCGAACAACTCCCTGACGGTCGCTGGAAAGTCGATGTCGAGCCGGTTAAAGGCAAGCGTTTTCGTAAGACGCTAAATACCAAGGCTGAGGCTCAGCGCTTTGAGGCTAAGTGCCGTACTGAATGCATTCAGCCACGCGACTGGAATCCCAAGCCCAAGGACAATCGTCGGCTCAGCGAAGTCATACAACGCTGGTATGACCTGCACGGCCATGCCATTACCAGCGGCCTGCGTCGGACTAATGCGCTCAAGCTCATGGCTAAGCGCCTGGGTGATCCAATAGCGCGCAAGTTAACCGGCTCTGCTGTCGTAGATTTGCGTCGCCGTGAACTGGAGTCGGGCGCTAAGCCTAAGTCGATCAATAACCGCCTTTCCTACCTCAAGACGGTTTTCAACGAACTGTACCGCCTTGGCGATATCGACTACTCAAATCCGCTTGCCAATCTCAAGCCCCTCAAGTTTCAAGAAGCCCAGCTAACCTATCTGACTGTTAATCAGATTAAGCAATTGCTCGATGCTCTCGAGGGCAGTCGCTCTAAAAGCGTCCGCCTCGTTGCAGAGCTATGCCTTGCTACGGGTGCTAGGTGGTCAGAGGCTGAAGGCCTTCGGCCTGAGCTTGTCAGGAACGACACCGTGACATTCGTGAACACAAAGTCTAAGCGCGTTCGCACGGTTCCTATCACCCCTGACTTGGCCAAGCGTCTTGCAGCCCATTTCGAGGCCAACTCACGTTTCGCCAGTTGCCTGCGGGCCTTTAGGATTGCCCTCAAGGGGAGTGGCATCAAGCTGCCAAGGGGGCAGGCAAGCCACGTGTTGCGCCACACGTTCGCCAGTCATTTTGTCATGAACGGCGGTGGCATCCTGGCGCTTAAAGAGATTCTTGGGCATTCATCCCTGACGGTGACAATGCGCTATGCGCACCTCTCACCGTCTCACCTGCGTGATGCTGTGCGCTTCAATCCGCTTGATGGTTTCGACACTTCTTCGACACCCCGCAAAAAGAGTCGAAAGAAAACCCTTAAAAATCAGTCACTTGATGGCGATTCACCGTAA